GTTTGTAATGTACTTACCATATTAGGAGAAGGGTCTACACTGGTATTGCTCTGGTCATCTATAATATACCAACCTGGGCCACCTGTACTTTTTGAAACAGGAGAAGCGTCAGGAGTTCTAACAACCCATTCTTTTAGATTTTTTAAAAAACCATCAGTACTTGATCCTGCAAATCCTCTACCTTCACATGTTGCTTGTTCGTAATTGAAAGACATTTTATAATACTCCTTGTTTATAACTGTTTATAATATATGTTAAATATTCCAGATTCGACAAATTTTACTAAATTAGCTGATATATTCATTGTATTATTTTTACCATTTTTTTTTAAGTTCACATAATAATGCCATCATATTATTCCTTTATAGTATCCAAAATTATAGTAGATCCGTCATTTATTGCATATCCAAATATTCCTTCGTGTCCGTTATTATACAATACAAATCTAAAATTATATATATCGGTATTATTTAGAGTTAATTGTTTTTTGGTAGTAAAGGTATATGATAACGCTTTACTTCCGTATGTTTGAAAGGAAAAATACAATTTAGAATCCATTAATCCCCAATCGAAGAATACTTCTCCAGCTGGTATAGTATTTCCATTAGCATCTGTAGTTTCGTCATTTGAGAGATATTGGAAGATTGTATCTGGCGGCGGATCGTCATTAAATTTTAATTTTATAGAAAATGTAAATGGGTTCTCGTTTTCGCCATTATTAGTTCCAAACCAGTTAAATATTTTATCCCATACAACGGTATCTTCGACCTTATATCCGTCAGTTACTTCTTGTCCCGCTCCGGGTTCTAAGTCAGGAATAAATGTTCTATCATCTACTGCCACGAAATCTCTTCCGAATCCACTTTCATCAGTAGCTACGTCAGTATCATCATCAAAATCGAGAGACAATAGTCTAAAATCAGGAACCTGAACGGGTCTTATTGCATCGGGAGTAGTTATATCTTCCCATGTTATATTACCTTCTAAATCAGCTTCTTTAATGCATGTACCTGCACATGTTGTCAATAAAGAATATCCTTTTTTAATTGATGGTGTTAATGTTTCCCATTTCTTTTTTGTTTCTTCAGCAATTGGGTCTGGATAGACTAAAATTTGTGTTTTATGTAAAAATTCGCCTATTTCAAAGTTTAATTCAGCATATTTAATAATGGCAGGTATTTCCATTGGTCTATACCAGTCAACTTCTAATTTTAATTTATAAGTAGTTTTTATTAATCGTGGTTTTGACCCTGCTTCTAACTCATCTTCGAATTCATCTGATATACTTTCTATAACAACAGGAATTTTTCTTTCTATATCTGGGGCAAAATCCCATTCTTTAATTCTTAATGTTCTGAATGTATTAAAATAAGGGGTAATATTTTCATTAATTTGACCAAAATCAGATTTATTATCCATCAAGAATTGTAATTCATAATGGAGTATATATGGAGTTGGTTGTATATCTTGCAGCCATTGGTCAGTTGCACGAGAAAAAATGTTACGACAATATGTTGTTTGAGTTCTATTTGCTGAGTTTTCAGTTTTTCCTATGTATCGTAAACCGCCTGTAGGCAGCGACATAGGACGTTTTTTATGGTCAGCATTTCTATACCAATTGGCAAAATTCTTGTCGTAATGGGTCACTATGGGGACGTGGAGCGTCTTAACGATATCTGTTCTACTTAAATTAGCATATTTATTAACTATAAGATTATTAAACATATCCAAAAGGGCATATTCTACTTTTTCCTGAGTACGTACATAATAAAAAGGTCTCATATTTTTTTTTAATTTTACCTATATATTTATAGTTTATAAAACTAATGCTACAAATTATGATAGCGTTGTCTAATTGGAAAAAAAAAAACAAAAAATAACGGTTATTGTTATATAAAAAACTTATATTAGAAATGCGAAAACGAGCATTAATATGAATAAATGTAGTATATGCGGAGTTGAATATGAAAGTATTGCTTCACTAGGAAAACATGTGAAGGGAACCCATAAAATAAGTATGGAATACTATTATGTTAATATTTTAAAAAATGGAGTGCATTATTGTGTATGTGGAAAACCCACAAAATTCCTTAATTTAAATCTTGGGTTTTCTAAACATTGTTCGTGTAAATGTAGTTATCACGATAAAGAAGTATCAAGCAAGAGAGAAAAAACATGCATGGTTAATTATGGTGATAAAAATCCTTTGAAAACTATTAAAATGAAAGAGAAAATAAAAAAGACTTTATTAGAAAGATACGGCACTGATAATTTAATGCAAATACCGGGCATACGAGAAAGAATAAAAAAGACTAATATAGAAAAATACGGATGTGAAAATTCATTTCAAAATAAAGACATCCGAGAAAAAATAAAAGAAACTAATTTAAAAAAATATGGATTTGAGCATGCACTTCAAAATAAAGATGTTCAACAAAAATCTAAGGACACATGCAAAAAAAATTTTGGATGTGAATATCCAGCACAAAATAAAGAAGTAGTTAAAAAACAACAAGCTACAAATTTAGAAAAATATGGATATAAAACGGCTACTGAGAATTCTTTAATAAAAGAAAAAGTAAGAAATACAAATATAGAACGGTATGGTTATGCATCTCCTATGCAAAATGAAAAAGTTCAGGCAAAAGCAATGCATACAACGTTAGAAAAATATGGTGTTCAATATAATGGACAGGCGGAAAGTGCTAAAATTAAACAAAAAGAGACAAATTTATCTAAATATGGAACTGAGCATGTCTTCCAGAATGAAGATGTTAAAGATAAAATAAAAGCAACGTGTATAGATACATATGGAACCGAAAATCCGATGCAGTGTAATGAGATTAAAGATAAAATAAAAAATACTGTTAATGAGAAAACTAAAAATATCTATAAAAGAAAATTACTTAACTTTAACTGTATATTAGAAAATTATAGTTTAGATGGAGAATTTACTTTTACGTGCAATGTGTGTGGACATAGAACCACTGAAAGTTATCAATTCATAACAGTTTGTAGATTAGATAGAAATTATACCCCATGTACTAACTGTATATCAAAAAACGAACCAACTTCATTTATCGAAAAAGAGTTGTGTGATTTTATAAAAACATTATCAAACGACGTAGTAGAAAATCCCCGTGATATTATACCCCCGCAGGAAATCGATATTTATATACCGTCTTTAAAATTGGGATTTGAGTTTGATGGAATACACTATCATAGCGAACTATACAAATCCAACGACTATCATTTGAATAAAACAGAAGCGTGTGATAAAAAAGAAATACGATTAATTCATATATTTGAGGATGATTGGGTTTATAAAAAAAGTATAGTTAAATCCAGAATTAGAATGTTATTTGGTTTATCTGAAAAAATATATGCCAGAAAATGTGAATTACACGAAGTATCTCATAAAGATTCTAAAATATTCTTAAATGATAATCATATACAGGGTTATTGTATATCAAAATATCAATATGGTTTATACTATAATAATGAATTAGTGAGTTTAATGACATTTGGTAAATCGCGATTTGAAAAGGATAAAATGGAATTAATTCGTTTTTGTAATAAATTAAATACAACTATATTAGGTGGTGCCAGTAAAATATTTCAACATTTTTTATTAAATAATCCACATATTATAGAGATTATATCATATGCAGATAGATGCTGGTCGAATGCAAGTAATAATTTATACAAAACGCTTGGATTTGAGTTATCGGGTATAACATCGCCAAATTATCAATATGTTGTGGGAAATATGCGCGAAAGTCGTATAAAATACCAAAAACATAAATTGATAGCAGAAGGTTTTGATAAAAATAAAACAGAACATGAAATCATGTTAGATAGACTAATTTTTAGAATATATGACTGTGGTAATCTTAAATACGCATTTAATAGGTAGATTACCATTGCCCGAATTTATCGCCATCTGGATAGAAGTTTATGTCACCTGATATATCTTCTACATCTTTTGCTACTTCAGGCGGTCTGAATAATACATCTTTTTTAAGTTCATCAACTGCATTGGATACATCGAAGGCATATCCATTTCCGATAGGTTCTCCTGTATTTGTGTCAATTTGATTTCTACCAAGTAAATCATTAATGAAAGCTTGTTGTTCTGGGTCATTAAGAACATCCTCAGAAATAGTTTCACCAGTATCAAATGCATCTTTCATAAATACTTTCCACCAATATTTTCTCCACCTATGTTGATATTCAGGGGCAGCGTCTTTAATAGATTCAATCGAGTATAATGTATTAAACGCTTCTATTTTAATTTTATCACCAGCTTTTGGGCCAATTTGCTCAAATGTATAGCCATGATATCTAAAAGCTTCATATCCTCGTTGACTCCATACAGGATTATGTTCATCTTCTGGGCATGCTGGGAAGACGGCATGTTTACGTAAACTTGCGTAATTTAGTTCATAAAAGAGTAACATATGTAAATGAGTTTCAAATTCATCCAGATGATGAATACCAAATCTGTCATAAATTTCGTTTTCTGGAGCAAATGTGATTAAAAAAGGAACATCAAAAACTCTTTCTATGGTTCGATTATTATCTTCGTGGTATATAGTATCATTTGATGGATCATATCCAGTTGCGTAATATTTAGCAAATGTACCTTCTCTTAAAACAAAGTTACGAGATACCCTAGCATATCGTTCTTGGTCTTTGAACCCATTATGTCTTTTGAAATATGTAGATATTCCAGTATTATGTTGAAAAGTCCATTCTGGTTCATTTATAGACTTTTTTACGCCACGTTCAACAATTCCTTTTGTTACATCCTCAAAAAAAGGAGATGATACATTAGCTAATACACTAAAATTTGGTATTGGTGTTGATATGTCACGAAGGTCGTATCCTATACTTAGGGTTATTGTTGCCATAATAAAAAATATATCTTTTATTATAGTTTATAATTCTTATTTATGGTTTGCTGTTAAAAGTATTTATTTTTTTATAATACCGCAGAAAATATATTATAAACTATTCATAAATTAACTAAAAGATATACTATGGCACTTAACGACAGACGATATACAAAGATTAACCGTGATCAGGTATTAGCGGATTTACAAAAAATAACAACCGCTAAACTTGGCCCATTAGCCGACTTAGGTAAGTCTGCATATGGACAATTATTAATGGAACTGTTCGCAGCACATAGCGATACAGACGCTGCGTGGATAGAAGCATCTTTTAGAGATTCTTTTCTTGAAACAGCAACCAACA